AGAGTAATATCTAAGAGCGCAAATGTCGCTAAAGAAAATAAACATCGAGCACACAAAAAAGCGAAGTAGGTAAAAATGAAGGAAAAAGTTTTAAAGTTTCTAGCTAAGAACCCTTTGGGTACAGCAGCTAAGATCGGTATTGGCGCAGCTCTAGCTTACGTTTTGGATAACATCTCCTCTTTTAATTTCAACCCGGCAGTGGCCGCGCTTGTTATTGCAGGAGTTAATATGGCCATCAATGCGCTAAACCCACATGACCCCCGTTATGGAAAGTCTGTAGGGCAGTAGCCATGGCTGAATCACCTGCATGGCAGCGTAAAGAGGGTAAGAACCCTAAAGGTGGTTTAAACGCTAAGGGACGCGCTTCAGCAAAGGCTGAGGGTCATAACCTTAAAGCACCTGTAAAGTCCGGAGATAACCCGCGTAGGGCCTCCTTCCTGGCTCGTATGGGCAACGCACCAGGCCCTGAACATAAGCCAAATGGCGAACCAACACGTTTGCTACTGTCTTTGAACGCATGGGGTGCATCTAGTAAGGCTGATGCTAAGAAGAAGGCAGCTGCTATCTCAGCCCGTAACAAGGCAAAGAAGAAGTAATGAGTGACCTACCAAAGGAACTTAGTGAGTTACTAGGTGACGTTACTGTCTTTTATTTCCGTACCCACGGGTATCATTGGAACGTAGAAGGCGAAGATTTTGCTGCCTACCACGAGCTATTTGAAACTATCTACGAAGATGTGTATAGTTCGATAGATACGATAGCGGAAAATATTCGTAAGTTAGACGAGCATGCTCCATTTAAATTAGATACACTGCTAAAGTTGGCCTCGCTAAAAGATAGCAAGGTCCCGACCAAACCTGTAGCCATGGCAAAAGATTTGCTGGAAGCTAATGGTGAGGTAATCGAAAAACTAAAAAAGGTTTTTCATACCGCTAATGATGCTGACGAGCAAGGGATTGCTAATTTCATTGCGGAACGGATTGACATGCACCAGAAGTGGTCATGGCAATTGAAGGCCAGCACTAAATAACCCTCTAGAGAAAAGGTAATATTAATGTCAGAGAATTTTGACGCCGGTGCGTTTACCGTAACCGGATCTATCGCAAGCCCTTCTGCAGGTTCTTCTGCAGTAATTCAGCAGGTAACCCCCTGCGATCTTGATATTTCAGGAATCCAGTTGTACGCAGGTACCGTTGGCTCTACTGTTTCTACTATCAATATCAAGGTAACCCCACCAGCAGCTCCTGCTGTTTACGCACGTACTTACAACTACAACTACGCAACTGCAAAGAACGTACAGGTTTCTTCTGTTGCAACTGATGGTTCAACACTAACTTTCACGACTGCTTCAGCACACAGCTTGAGCACTGGTGACGTTGTTACTATCACTGGTTCTACGCTTCCTGCATGGAACTTGAAGGATGCAGTTGTTGCATCTGCAACTTCAGGTACTACGACCTTCACGGTTTCTTACCCAGAAGCAGCAGGTAGCGCGACCCACCTAACAGGTTGGTCAGCAATTGGTACTGTTTCTGCATCAAACGTTGTTGTTGGTACTTCAACAATCAAGTTTGTTACTGATGCTGCACACGGTCTAAAGACTGGTGACAAGGTAACTGTAACTGGTGTAACAACCGTTACTGCTGCTAACGTTACTGCTGCTGTTATCACTGTTGTAGATTCAACCAGCTTCACCGTAGCTGTTGCTACAACTGGTACTCCAGGTGGAACTGCTAAGATCCTTGCAACTGTTGTCGCTAATACTTCTAACCCAATTGTTGTTACAAAGGGTAAGCTTGTAGAGCCAGTACAGTTGGTAACCGATGCTATCGATTACAACCGCGATGCTAGCTTCGTACAGGGAACTGCTTACTACGCATATGTTTCGGATCAGATCCTTCCTGCAAGTTCTCGTGGCGTTAGCCTTCCAGCAGCTACTGCTCTTGGCAGCGCTGATGGCCGTGTTGCAGGCAAGATTCCTGCCGGTTCAAAGATTGAACTCGAAGTTCAGGTAGCGGGCACCAGCCTTGCTGCACTTGCTTACGGTGTAGAGCTAAAGAAGAAGTAATCTCGCTTAACCCCCAGGAGCCCTGCCCGAGCTGTTATACTCAGCTTGGGTAGGGCTTCCTACATAAACAAAAGGTAGATGAAATGATTAAGTGTCTTAATTGCGACTCTGACGCAGAGTACGTATACGAGAGTGCTGCATCTAATACTCAGTACTTCTGCGCAGCATGTATTCCTTGGACATTGCAGGAAAGATTTAAAGCTGGCGTCATCCCTACTATTGAAGGCAGTAGCCTATTTGTAGAAGAGCCAGTAAAAACTACTTCGAAGTCAAAGGGAGCTAAGACAGTGGCCCCGGACCCTGTAGTAGAAGATGCTCCTGCTGATCCAGCTCCGGTTGAAGAAGAGCCTGCAGAGTAGTCATCATGAGCAGGATAGAGCGAATTGCTACAAAGCAAGGCCATCCAGTTCCGCAGACAGCTGCACCAGCTAGAGGGCCTTTTCCAGCAGAATTATATAGATCGTTACCCGTCGTAGAACATTACGAAGGCATTAGCGGTAATGGTGGGGCAGAAATTCCACCAGAGGGCACAGCACAAAATGGGTTTAAAGCTCATAAGTGGTTTAAGTGCAAATTGTGTGAGGGCCTGGTACAAGAACCGGACCTAGCCACACACATGTGTGAAGAATAGTAAAGGAGTCGTAATGGCTGAAAAAAAACCTCCTGTAAAAAAATCTTCAAAGGCAGTGGCTGAAGAAACAGTGGCTGAACCAAAAGAAGATATTTATATTCATGAGCAGCTATGGACTGCTCAGATGATAGGTAAAGATTTCTTTTCTCATCACGATACTGTACATGTGGTTTATCATTTAAACCCAATGGAACGTGTAGACTTTACTGAATCCGATACTTTCTAAGGGCAAATAATGGCTGGTAAACCTCCTAAGCTTAATGGTAGATATGACACAATATTAGGTAACTATGAGCGTGTTAAGAAAACTACAAGAGGACGAGATCCAGGTTTTATGGAGCCTCTTGCTAGTAAAGATATTAAATCTATTGATGAGCAAGAAGTTAAACTTGACCCTGTAACGGGTGAGTATGTATCTAGAGAAAATAGGGCTGCTGTTCCTGTTAACCCAGGTGGTAAAAATCTAATTGTAAGGGGTGCAGGTAATGCTACCCTACGTCCTGGACAAGCTGTTCCAAAAGAACCGGTTCAGTTTGCTAACCTACAAGATGATTATATAAAAATACCTACAAATACCACAGACTACCAACGTCCAAGGACAGTGGCCGCGGCTTGGGACCCTAATCTACAAACATTAACAGTAATATTTAGAGACTCTACTTTCTACAACTACTACGCAGTAGTGGGGGCTGAGTGGGAAGCTTTTAGAGATCATATGTCCCCAGGCGAGTATATTTTAAATACACTTAATTCTAAGCCTAGAGGTCCAGCGGATGTAGATAGTCTAATAGATACTCTCGGAGAAGATGTGCTGGCTAAAGCTGCCAACGCTGCTAGAATGGCGCAATTACGTGAAGGTCGTAAGGGTGGATTTAAACCCACACCTATTAAGCCACGCGGACCAAGAACACCACAAGGAAGACCACGAGCAACTGGAACAGTTTCAAACAAAAAAGGCGGAATCGTTTTCTAAATGTCTACAAATCCAAAAGAAATCGGCAACACATACTGGCACATACTTAATTACCCTGTTAAGCCTAAAGGTTTATGGGAAAAGGCATACACTCAAGAAATTGATGAGCCTTTTAGAGCAGGTGAAGCAGTGGCTATTCGCATTCCATTTACTAGGAAGGCAGTGGTTATAGGCCACTGGGTAACTTCCTACTCTGAGAGTGAAGCACTTACTTACGCTATTAGAGGTAGATACCTAGACGATGATGAGCTAGACTGGGATGTACTTCGACACGGAATTGAAACTGGGGCAAAAGATGATACGACGCAAAAGCAATAAAGTAGAGCAAGAAAAAACTCAAATAGAAAAGCGAATAGCTAAGCTCCCAAGTGACGATCTTACTAAGTGGGCAGACCAGGCCTTGTACGGTATCGGCCGTAACATGTCTGATTGGGCTAAGACTGTTGATGTTACATATCTAGACGAAGCAAAGCTAGGTGCAGAAGCACTAGTAGCTGTTATGACTGAGTTACAAAATCGTTTTGACTCTCCACGGGGGCTATAATGGAATCAGAAAATGAATACGTATCTATGTACGAAGAAGAACACGGTGGCCAGGAGTCTGAGTTTGAAGAGATTGAGGCCGAAGATCAGTTAGACGAGCTCTCCAAGGAGTTCGTAAGACAACTGATTGATAAGATCATGGATTTCATGACCGCTCTTGTTGGCCATGAGCTTCACCCGTATCAAAAACCTTTGGCTAGAAGAGTTATTGAATCCGTTATTGTAAACGACGGTGAAGAGATAACTGCTCTTGCATCTCGTCAGTCTGGTAAGTCAGAAACAATTGCTAACACAGTGGCTACTCTTATGGTTATCCTACCTAAGCTGGCTCAGATGTACCCGGATCTTCTGGGCAAGTTTGGTGATGGACTTTGGGTAGGTATGTTTGCCCCCGTTCAATCACAGGCAGAAACTTTGTTCTCTCGCGTTGTATCTCGACTAACTAGTGAGACTGCGCTAGCTATTCTTAATGATGATGAAATCGATGATAGCTTGAGTAAAACTCCTGGTGTAACCCG